AACAAATACATTATTAGGAGGTTAGTTATGGGAGGACCAGTAAGAAGAATTTTAAGTCCAAGCAGACCTGCGCCAGCGCCAGCGCCTGCTCCAAGACCAAAACCTAGTCCAAAACCAGAGCCAATAAAATTGACTGCTACTGATCCAAAGTACGATAAGTCAAAAAGAAGAGGCAGAAGATCAACGATCTTAACTGGTACGGAAGGTGCGGACGATCAATTGGATATTCAATTAAAAACTTTATTAGGCGGATAATGCAACAACAAGAATTTAGAAATTTGGCTCGAGAACTAAAGTCAAACCTATCAAGGTTAATGGAGCAGCGCTCTACGTGGGAAAGCCACTGGCAAGAATGCGCAGACTTTATGCAACCTAGAAAAGCAGAGATCACAAACGAACGAGCAAGAGGCGACAAACGTAATATACAAATTTTTGATGCAACGGCTATACACGCTCTCGAATTATTGGCAGCATCTTTGCATGGAATGTTGACTAGCTCAGCAAACCGTTGGTTTAGTTTAAGATACAAAGAAAGTCAGCTCAATGAAGTTGATGAAGCAAAAGAGTGGTTAGAAGATGCAACTGATAAAATGTACACTGCATTTGCACGTTCTAATTTTCAACAAGAAATTTTCGAAGCATATCACGATTTGATTTGTTTTGGCACTGCTTGTTTAATGATTGAAGAAGATGAGAACGATATATTAAGATTTTCATCAAGACATATAAAAGAACTTTACATCCAAGAAAACGATAGAGGTTTTGTAGATACTATTTATAGAAGATTTAAAATGCCAGTTCACGCAGTTGTCGAGAAATTTGGTTTAGAAAATTTATCTAAAGAAACAAAAAAATTATTTGAAAAAGAACCTTTTGAAAAAATAGAACTTGTTCATGTTGTTAGACCTAGAAATATTTACAACGAGTTTAAACTTGATAAAAAAAATATGCCTTTCCAAAGTGTGTACTTTGAGTTTGGCTCAGGTCATATAATTAACATAGGTGGATTTAGAGAGTTACCTTATGTAATTCCAAGATACTTAAAAGCATCTACAGAAATATACGGCAGATCGCCAGCTATGAATGCTTTACCTGATGTAAAGGTTTTAAATAAAATGGTTGAAACAGCTCTTAAAGCTGCAGCTAAACAAGTTGATCCACCATTATTAGTTCCTGATGATAGTATGCTTTCACCTATAAGAATGTCAGCTGGATCATTGAATTACTATAGATCAGGATCAAGAGATAGAATTGAACCTTTAAATATTGGTCAAGCAACAAGTGTTACTTTAAATCAAGAAAATCAAAGAAGAGAAGCTATTGCTAAAATATTTCATATAGACCAACTAATGATTGCTCAAAATCGTTCGATGACTGCAACTGAAGTTTTGCAAAGAAACGAAGAGAAGATGAGAATACTTGGTCCAGTGTTAGGAAGATTACAATCAGAATTATTACAACCAATGATCCTGAGAGTATTTAATATAATGCTAAGAAATAAATTATTATTACCAGCTCCTGAAATTCTTGCTAATCAAGAAATAGATATTGAATATGTATCACCAATGGCTCTTGCTCAAAGATCTCAAGAATTACAATCTTTAGTTAGAGGTTTAGAATTATTTGCACAAATAGGTCAGATAGCTCCTGTGCAAGATTTTATAGATGAAAACGGATTAGTAAAAAACATTATTAAATTACTTGGACTACCGGCAAGAATGATCAAGTCGGATAAACAAGTTGCAGCAATGCGAGAAGAAAGAGCAATGGCTCAAGCTCAACAAGCTCAAATGATGCAGGCAATGCAAGAAGCAAAAATTGCTAAAGACGCAGCGCCAATGGTTAAAGAATTAAATAATGGACCAGCAGAATAAAAAATTAAAAGAGTTAATACAGAATTATAAAACTGCATTTAAAACGGATGCAGGTAAATTAGTTTTAGAAGATCTTAAAAAAAGATCCCATTTCTATAATACAACTCATGTAAAAGGTGATAGCCACGAAAGCGCTTATTTCGAAGGTCAAAGATCTTTAGTTGTATTTATGGAAAGTTTAATCAATCACAAAGAATAACTAAGGAGTTATTATGGAAAGTCAGACAACTGCTCCAGTGGAGCAATCTGAGCAACCTAAGGATGTTGCTCAACCTGAGGCAACACCTGAGGTAAAAGAAACAGTTTTAGCTGAAGCTACTACTGAACAACAACAAGAAGAGCCTAAGGTAATTAATTTTAAAGAGTTAATTCCTGAAGCTTACAAGGAAGAGAAAGCTTTACAAAATTTTTCTACAATGGATGATTTTGTTAAATCTTATCTTTCTGCACAAAAATTAGTTGGTGCAAACAAAGTTGCTATACCAAATAAAATGGCAACGGATGAGGATTGGGACGAGGTTTATAAAAAACTTGGTCGTCCTGCTAAACCTGAAGATTATAAATATTCTTTTAGCGAAGAAGAGATTAATCAAGACCAACTAAAAACATTTAACGAAACAGCTCATAGAATTGGTTTGTTACCAAAACAAGCTGAACGTATCATTAAGTTTTATAACGAGATGAATACGCAGCAACAAGTTGATCAAAGTAAAATCTTTGAAACAAAACAAGCTGAAGCTATGACTGATCTTAAAAAAGAATTTGGTCCAACTTATACAAAGAGATTAGATCAAGCTAAAAAACTTGCGACCGAAACTTTAGGAACAGAATTATTAAATAATACTGTACTTCAAGACGGATCAAGATTAGGTGATAATGTTTCAGTCATCAAAGCCTTTTCAATGCTTGCAGATAAATTATCTGAAGATGTCATTATAAAAGGTGAAGGTACTGGTTATGTTACTGCTAGTGAGATCGAAAAAGAAATCTCTGAACTTACAGAGGAAGGATCACCATACTGGAATAAAACTCATCCTAACCACAAAAAGACAGTGGATCAGGTATTCAAATTAAGAGAGCAATTAAATGGCTAATGAAAAATTTGAACCTGCTGGTGAGATTACAGATATTGAAATCAGATTAGAATGTTTAAGACTTGCTACAGAGTTTTCGCCTGAGAACGAAAGACGAGAACCTTTAGAAAAAGCAACTAAATATTTTAACTGGGTAAAACAAGTTTCTAGCGACAATCGAAAGACCGCTCGAAAAAAAGTCTAATTGCAGACTATAAAGGCAAAGAAAAGATCCGCTTTGCGGAAAATCAATTCGATTAAATCAATCAACCATAAAAGAGGAGGATTAGATTATGTCTAGTCAAATAACTACAGCTTTTGTGCAACAGTATTCAAACAATGTACAAATGCTTTCTCAACAAAAAGGCTCTCTTTTAAGAAACTCGGTTGATGCGGAAACTATTGTTGGTAAGCATGCTTTCTTTGAACAAGTTGGTCAAGCAACTGCTCAAAAGAGAGTAAGTCGTCATTCAGACACACCACAAATAGATACGCCTCATGCGAGACGAAGAGTGTCTATGGTCGATTATGAATATGCTGATTTGATCGATAAACAAGATCAGGTCAGAACTCTGATCGATCCAACATCATCTTACGCTCAAGCTGCTGCATTCGCACTTGGCAGAGCAATGGATGATGAAATCATCACTGCTATATCAGGCAATGCTTTTGCTGGTGAAACTGGCTCAACTACAGTTGCGCTTCCTTCAGCTCAAAAGATTACTGAAAGTGGTACGGACGGATTAACAATTGCAAAATTAAGAAACGCTAAAGAAAAATTCGATAGTGCTTCAGTTGATCCTTCAATTCCGAGATACTTAGTTGTTGGTCCAAAACAAATTTCTGATTTGTTAGGAACAACTCAAGTTACATCTTCGGATTTCAATACAGTTAAAGCTTTAGCAAATGGCGAAATCACAAGCTTTATGGGCTTTAACTTCATAACTTCAAACAGACTATCAATCGCGTCTAACAAAAGACTTTGCTTAGCTTATGCTGGTGACGGTATCAAGCTTGCTTTAGGTCAAGACATTATGACTAGAATTGATGAGAGATCTGACAAAGGTTATGCAACTCAAGTCTATGTGTGTATGACAATGGGAGCAACTCGTCTTGAAGAAGAGAAAGTTGTAACTGTTGAAGCGCACGAAGCGTAATAGGAGGATATTATTATGGCATCAGTAAAAGGAGTTAACTTTACTAATATCACTGCAGATCCGATTGTAAAAATCGATAGTGGCGAGTGGACTGGTAAATTAAGAATCCAATTCGATAGCTTTGAAGCATCTTCTTTAGCTTCAGGCTCGGACATTTCCGTTGCAAGATTACCAAAAGGTGCAAAGGTCTATGACGTTGTGATTATTCACGATGCGCTTGGAT